TCACCCCACGACTGCCAGCAAGCCGTTCGTATTGCCCAAGTCCGTCCTGGTCAGCGCATCCGTCGCGGGCACGACCCGGTCGGCAAAGGACAAGGCCTCGACGTTGGCGATGGTCTTGACCCCGGCCTGGCTCGACACCGTGAGCACACCCGTGTCCGTTCCAATCGTATAATCCGCATAAATGTTGGGGAAGCCGACCACATCGAAGCCCGGGCCGCCGTCGAGACTGTCGTCGCCCCGGCCGGTCATGAGCACGTCGTCGCCCCGGCCGCCATACAGGCTGTTGTCGGCGTCATTGTCCACGAGCAGGTCGTTGCCGTCGCCGGTGGCGAGATTCTCGATGGTGGTCAGCGGCGCCAGGACAACGGCCGCCCCGTCGATGAGGCTGACGGTCCCCGGCGCCAGGGTGACGGCGGACCCGGCCGTCACGGGCGAGGCGTTTATGGTGTCCGTGCCGGTCAGGTCGACAAGCAGCGTGCGCGAGGGGTCCTGCGCGGCGTAGGTTCCGTACTCGTTGGTATAGACGTAGCGCGTGTCGTCGGTCGCGGCCGCGCCGTAGAGGTTGAGCGTCCAGCCGTCCAGGTCCACGGTCGCGCCGTCGGCCTTGGTGTCGTTGACCGTCAGCATCCAGTCGCCCTGGGAGGATTCGCCCAGAAAGGCGGTGGAGGTCATGGCGAAATTGGCCGGATACGCCCCGGCCATGCCCGGCGCGTCGAAGAGGACGCTTTGGGTGCCCGCCGGCGAGGTCAGGACGAAGGTCAGGCCGGAGACGTCCTCGGTGGACAGGTCGAGCACGATTTCGGCCCGCTCCACGGCAACCCCGGCCGCCATGGCGATGCCGGAGGAAACGGAACCGGTGCCGTCGTCAGGGAGCGTGACGCCGACCCCGGCCTCGCCGGTCGTCACGAGAAGGTTTTCGGTCGTGCTTTGCGTGTCCCAGGTCTCGGCCAGACGTACGGCGGCGGTGGCGTCCACCAGGCCATAGCCCACGTCGCGGCTGGCATGCATGCCGCCGCCGTTCCAGGTCGTCGCGCCGTTTACGGTCCAATCGCCGGCGGCGTCCGTGTTGCGCGCGGTCAGGGCCAGGATGTCCTGGACGTCGCGGTAGCCAAGGACGGGGTCGGCCTCGAGCATGAGGGCCACGACGCCGGAGACCAGGGGCGCGGCGGCCGAGGTGCCGCTGAAATCGTAGGCGTAATCCCCTTCCGGCGAGGCCGCAGTATTGTAGCCAAGCGTCCCCACCCGGTCGGTGGTCACGATGTCGCCGTAGGAATGCGACACAAGCTCCTGGATCACCTCGTCCTCGCCGTCCTCGTCCTCGGCGGGGATGACGACGGTTTCCCAGGTGTAGTAATGGGAATTGGACGGCGCGGCCACCAGATTGGAGGCGCTCGGGGTGCTGTAGCTGCTCACCTTGCCGGTGTTGTCCACAGCCGCCACGGAAATGACGTACGGAGAGTTGGTGAGATTGTCGGCGTTGGCGTCGAAGCCCTCTTCCCTTTCGTTGCCGGCGGCGAAGACGACGATGGCCCCAAGCCCGCCTCGCCCCTCGGATACGGCCCGGGACAACGCCTCTCCCATGCCCTGCCCCTCGGGGGCGTTGAAATTGTCGAAGACGCCGCTAAATCCCCAGCTGTTGCTCATCACATCGCAGACGCCGACGGTACGTTGCAGCGCATCGGCAAAGGCGGCCTTGAGCTGGCCATCCTCCACCTGCTCCGACAAGTCGAGGTAGATCGAGGCCAAAGCGGCGTCATAGGCCACGCCGACGCCGCCGATGCCGTTGCCGGCCACGGCGGCAATCTCGCCGGCCACGGCCATGCCGTGGTTGTCCTCGGTCAGGACGGGCTGCCCATCCGCCCCGTTCTCCATGGCGGAAAAGCTCAAGGAGACGTCGAGATTGGCGCTGATATCGGGATGGTCGTATTCCACCCCCGTATCGAAGACGCCGACGGTGACGCCTTGGCCCGTGTAGTCCGGCCAGACCAGCGCGACATTGAGGTCGATGCCGGGCGTCGCGCCGTTCTGGCCGGTATTGAGCAGATAACATTCCTGGTCGAACAGGGGATCGTCGATGGTCGTCACGGCCATGGGCGCTCCGTAGGTTTCTTGCGCCGTGCATTGGCTGTCCCGGGTTTATTCCCAGGCTCAATCCGTCATGGACAACAAACCAAAGGTGTAGCCGTCGTTCAGGAGTCTCCCCATGCCGGGGTGGGTGGTTCCCGGTGTCAGGGACCTCGCCAAGTTTCCTCGGAAAATCCCGCGTCGACTGCGTTTGCAGGCACCACCTTGGCGCGCCGTGGGAAACGAAGATCGAAGGCATTGGCAGTGGCGCCCTACCGCGCGGTCATACGCGCGTTAGTATACTTTTATAAAAAAATAGCCGAACAACCGCACACAGGCAATACTGATCATCAGCCACAACGCCGTTACTTGTCGAAACGCAAAAAGGGCTACGGCAGTAACCGTAACCCTTTGTAATCTATGGTGGGCAATGGGCGATTCGAACGCCCGGCCTTTGGCTCCGGAGGCCCGGGGTCGGTCCCCGTGATAGCCACGGATGCCCCCAATGTCCACATTTTCCAACCGCACTTCCTCGTTGGCTGCCTGGGTAGAGCACGGTTTCGGCCCACAGCTATTTATCCCCCGATTTATCCGCTTGAGGCATTCACCGCCTGGAATGCATATGGTGACGCGCCTTCAGACCGTGCCGCCGTCAGGTGTGTGCCGCTTCCAGGACGTTCGTCCGCGCGGCACGGCCTGAAGGCGCTACCGATCCCGCCGAGCGCCAGCGAGGCGGCTCTTTCCGCCCCCCTCTCCCTCTCTCATCTCTCTAAAACTGTCCAGCGAGGTCCTGGCGGCCTGGCCCTGGTCGCGGGTCCTTCCTGGGGCCTTTTAGCATCGCGCACGTTGGGGTGCGGGGTGTCGCGGAATTTTGCGGAAAAAATCTGGCGGAAAAACGGAAAAAACCGTCGCCGGCAGCTCGGCTTGCCGGGGGCTAGACCTGTGGGGACTGCCTGACCATGCCTGATCGAAAAGATCCGACGCCGGAAGAAATCGAGGCCGCCGCCGCCCAGGTGGCCGAGCGCGTGAAAGAGGAAGGGACTGAGGCCGCGGACGCCGCGCCGGTCATTGACTACGAGTTCGTCAAACGCTGCCTCTACGCCGGGCAAAAGGGGGACGGCATCCTCTACGCCGCCGTGCACAAGGGGACCCTCCTTTGCGCGCCGGAACTCAAAAGCCAGTGGTTCGAGTGGACGGGCGCTTACTGGAAACAGGTCACTGTCTACCGGGCCGAGGCCTTGGTCGAGGCCGTCGTCGCCCAATACGAACAGACGCGCCTCGAAACGGAACTCAAGATTTCGGAGGTCAAACAGGCCCGGGACGACGAGGCGGAAAAACGCCTGCAGCGCCTCTCCAAGCGGCTGCGCAAAAACGTCGATGATCTTCGAGAGGGTTCCGGTGTCTCGGCCGCGCTCCGGTTCGCTTTGTCCAATGACGATCCGCTGCTGGTGCGCATGGAGGAGTTCGACGCGGATCCATACCTGCTCGGCGTGGCCAACGGCGTGGTGGATCTGCACACCGGGGAGTTCCGCAAAGCGCGACCTGGGGATCGTGTGCGCAGGACCTGCGGCGTCGAGTGGCAGGGCATTGATGCGCCGGTTCCGCTTTGGCCCAGTTTCGTCCAGGAGATCGTCGGCGACGACCCAGAGGTAGCCGCCTTCCTGCAGCGTGTGTTCGGCTACGCCATCACCGGCTTGTCGTGCGAGCCACTTTTTGTGGTGCTGGCCGGGGACGGCCGCAACGGAAAAACGGTGATGGTCGAGACCTTGGGAAAGGTCTTGGGCGATTACATGGCGCCGATCCCGGCCGAGCTGCTCCTCGATCAGGGGCAGGCCCGGGACGCGGACAAGCCCACGCCCACCATCATGTCGCTCAACGGCCTGCGCATCGCCTACGCCACCGAGTCCGACGAGAACCGTCGGTTTTCCATCGCCCGGGTCAAGTGGTTGTCGGGCGATGATCGCCTGACCGGCCGCTACATGTGGGACCGTGATCCTTCCAGCTTCTACCCGACGCACACGCTTTTCCTTCTCACCAACCACAAGCCGCACGCCGGGGCCCACGAATACGCCTTTTGGGATCGGCTTCGCCTGGTCAATTTCCCCTACCGCTACGTGGACAAGCCCACGCGGGAGCATGAGCGGCAACGCGATCGCACCATACCCGAACGGCTCGAAAAGGAGCTGCCCGGGATCCTGGCCTGGCTGGTACGGGGTTGTCTTCTTTGGCAGCGCGACGGCATCGCGCCACCGGCATCGGTGCTGGCGGCCACCGAGGAATACCAGCGGGAGGAGGACCACGTGCAGGATTTCGTGGACGAGTGCCTCCTCACCACGGATCCCACGGACCGTGTTTCGGCTACCGCGATCTACGACCTCTACACCCGCTGGTACTTCAAGAACCGGGGGAAATACGTCCCCAGCATGAACGCATTTGGCAAGCAGCTCGGGCGGAAGATCCACAAGGATCGCAAGGGCGGCACCGTCTACTACTACGGCGTGCAGCTCAATCCCGTCGCCGAGGACGCATATCCAGACAAAAGGGCAGATAAAGAAGGTAGTTACGGAAAAAGTCTCTGGGGAAAAGGCCCGAAGTAAGGCCAGGACATAGGACGTTCTCCAGGACCTTCCGGCTGGATTGTCCTGGTGGCGGAAAGGGGCGCGTTTCCTGGACGGAGGGGTGCGCCAGGACATCAGGACCCCGGCATGTAATGCCGGCTAAACGTTCAAACCTCGGCTCGGAGCATACCATCATGTCCTATCCTATCATCCTATTTCTTAAAAAAGAAAAGAAAGATAGGTGGTTACGGCCAGGATATTGCCAGGACCTTGCCATGCAGACAGGACATTGCCGCCATGGCCGCTGATCTGCTTGGTTTGTTCGAGGCACACGGGCTTGCGCCGAAGAAGAAAACGGGCGGCGAGTGGGCAGCGCCCTGCCCGGCCTGCGGCGGCGAAGACCGCTGCATGATCAAGCCGGCTGACCACGAGGGGCGCGGCGGCTACTGGTGCCGTCAGTGCGGGGCTTACGGCGATGCCATCCAGTTCCTGCGGGACTATGAAGGCATGTCCTACGTTGAGGCCTGTCGCCATCTTGGTATCGAGGCGGCCCGGGCCACGGCATCCTCCCTGCCGCGTCCGCCGAAGCCGTCCGCCGGTCAGGGCACGTTCGAGGCCGCGCCATCCGTGCCTCCGGCCGAACTGTGGACCCAAAAGGCGACCGACTTTGCCGCCTGGGCCCACCAGCAGCTCCTCGCCAGTCCTAAAGAGCTTGCCTGGCTCGCCGCGCGCGGTCTGCCCCTCGAGGCTGTCCAGCGTTACCGCCTGGGCTGGAACCCGGGTGAGAAGGGACGGTCCTGCCTCATCCGCCCCCGCGCCAGATGGGGCCTGCCGCCGGTCGAGGGAAAGCCGGACAAGAGCGGCAAGCCGACGCTGAAAAAGACCTTCTGGATCCCCCGCGGCTTGGTCATCCCGCATTTCGCCGGCACTGCCCCGGACAGCCCCGTCGCACGGTTGCGCATCCGCCGGCCCGAGGCCGATCGCCGCGAGTTCCGCGCGGAGACGAAATACTACGTCATTCCCGGATCGAACATGGACGCCATGATCCTTGGCCGCGACGCGCGCGCCTTTGTGGTGGTCGAGTCCGAGCTGGACGCGCTCATGCTGCACCACGTGGCCGGCGATCTGGCCGGGGCTGTGTCGGTGATGACGGCCAGTGTCAGGAAGATCGAAGCCGGGGTGCTCGAAACCCTGCACGACGCCCTGGCCATCCTGGTGGCCCTGGACGCCGAGGGCAAGGACGGGGCCGGGGCCAAGGGGTGCGCCCGGTGGATGGCCAGCTTCCCGCGCGCCAAACGCTGGCCCGTCCCAGTGGGCAAGGATCCCGGCGAGGCCTTCGAGAAGGGTGCGAATCTGCGCGCCTGGATCCTTGCCGGGCTGCCGGCGGTGTTGCGTCCAGGACTTTTGCCGCCTGGACAGCCGCGTTGCGTGGGGGCGGGAGAAGAAGAGGCGGCGCGGGGCGGCGCGGTCGAGAATGCGCCGGCGGCGACAGAAGATGCGCGTGCGTCCGTTCCGGATGTGCCCCAGGCCCGGGAGGACGCTCCAACCGTCCGTTGGCTCGATCCAGACCACGTGACCGCGTTCGAGCTGGTGCCGCTCCGCGAGCTGCTCGAGGCCATGGCGCGATACTGTGTGGAGCCTGTGCTCGTGCCCGGCCGGGACAGCAATGCCGAGCGGCTGCTGGCGTTGCGCGTGTCGCGGGAGGTTCCGGCGGCGGAGTGCGATCGCATCGCGGGGATGTTTTTCGGGGCGTGCCTCGAGGCGGTGCTGTGGTTCGCGGATTACCGGGGCATGCGTTCGGTCGAGGGTATGCGCGGCGTGTTCGGCCGCTCCGATGGCAACGGGCAGGTCGCGGCCATTGTGCGGCGCGCGGATCCCGAGACGGCAAATCTGTCGTTTGCCGGCTGGGCCCGACTGGACTTCTGGCGCTGTCCTGAAGCGGCGTAAAAAAGGAGATAAGAATGGATTTCTATCCAGTGCAGACGCGTGATCTTGAAAGAAAGTCTTGGTCTCTGCCTGAAGGCGTAATTAAAAAGGTTTATGAAGTCTATTGCCACTTGTATGGCCCGCAGGAAGCCATGATGGACTTAGAAAAAGGTTGTCGTGGCGGCTTCCATGTCATGGAAGTAGTGGCATTCCTTTATGCTGCATCTTTCCCAAAAGAGTTGTGGCGCGAAAAATCAGACGAAGCTTTTAGGGCGAAGAGCGCAATTAAGTAAATGGAGGGCTGCCTGCCGGAGTTGCAGCTCCGACCGGCGGCCGGATGACAGGAGCATCCGACCAGGAAACCCCAGCCCTCCAGCCATGCATGGCCCGGAGGCAGTAGCACGGGGACGATCGGATGGAAACGCTCAAACTCGAACAATGGCCGCTGGCGCGGCTGCGGCCCTACGAGCGGGGCCTGCGCAAATACGGCAAGGATGTGGTGGAACGGATGATGGCGGCGATTCGGGAATACGGGTTTCGGGTTCCGGTGCTGGCGCGCTGTGACGGCGAGGTGGTCGACGGCCGCCTGCGCCTGGATGCGGCCGCGCGCCTGGGGCTGGCCACGGTGCCCGTGATCCCGGCAGACGGGCTCACTGAGGCGCAGGTGCGCGCCTTCCGGCTGCTCGTCAACCGCTCGGCCACCTGGGCGGCCTGGGATGAGGATATGGTGGCCGTGGAGCTGGGTGAGCTGCGGGAGCTGGATGTGGATCTCGCGCTCACCGGTTTCGACGTGGCCGAACTGGATGAACTGCTCGGCCTGCTGCCGCTTTCCGGCCGCACGGATCCCGACGACGTGCCGCCAGTGCCCGAGACGCCGCTGACACGGCCAGGCGACGTCTGGCTGCTTGGCCGGCATCGGCTACTTTGCGGCGACGCCACCAGTTCGACCGATTTGGCCGCACTGCTCGGCGAAGAGCGCCCGGAGCTGGCCGTTACCGATCCGCCCTACAACGTGGCCGTCGAGGGCAAGGCCGGAAAGATCCTCAACGACAACATGGGCGAAACCGCCTTTCGTGAATTCCTGGGCCGAGCCTTTGCCGCGCTTTTCGAGGTGCTGGCCGACGGCGCGGCCGTGTACGTGGCCCATTCCGAAACCGAGGGACTCACTTTTCGTGAGTCCTTTTTGGCCGCCGGCTTCAAGCTGGCCGGGTGCCTGATCTGGCGCAAAAACGTCCACGTGCTCGGCCGCTCGGACTATCACTGGCAGCACGAACCCATCCTCTATGGCTGGAAGCCGACCGGCCGTCACGCCTGGTTCGGCGGCCGCCGCCAGACCACACTCCTCGAGGCGCTGCCGGGCGCGGTGCTCCTGGATGACGGCCGCGTGCAGATCCCGGCCGGCGATAACGTCTATCTCGTGTCCGGACAGGATCTGTCCGTGGAAATCGCTCCGGGCTCCATCATCAGTGTGGACAAGCCGCCCCGCAGCGACGCGCACCCCACCATGAAACCCGTGGCGCTCCTCGAGCGCTTCATCCGCAACTCCTCCCGTCCGGGCGACCTGGTCATCGATCCGTTCGGCGGCTCCGGCTCCACGTTCATGGCCTGTGAGGGCCTGGGGCGGTCCTGCCGCACCCTCGAACTGGATCCGCGCTTTTGCGACGTGATCGTGCGGCGCTGGCAGGACCACACCGGCCACGTGGCCACCCGTCCGGATGGGCGGCCCTTTCCGGTCGGGGAGGGCGCGGCATGAGCGAGGACCTGACGCCCTACCTCGAGCGCAGCGCCGCCACCGATCTGCCCGCCCTGCTGCGGGCCAAGGAAGGGGCCAAGAGACGCATGAACGATACGCCGACCAAGGAAAACATCGAGGCCTTCAAGAAGGTGCGCGACGAGGTGGAAAAGGCCACGGCGGTCAGCGGCGAGGGACGCCTCTTCGCCAAGCGCCCGGCCGCCCTGGCCTATCTGCAGGGTCGTGGTTTTTCGATCCAGAAAACCAAGTTCTACGCCGACTGCAAGGCCGGGCTCGTGCCGACCAATGCCGCCGGACAGTTCGAGGAGGCGGTGCTGCTGGCCTACGCCTCCGCCCTCCCCACCGTGGCCAAGGAAGAGGATAGCAAGCTCTCGGAAGAGGCCCGCCGGCGGCTGACGGCCGACGCGGACTACAAGTGCGAGCAGGCCAAGCTAACCCAGAAACGACGCGAGATGCTCGAGGGCAAGCTGGTCGAGCGGGCGCAGGTCGAGCGGGATCTGGCGGCCAGGGCCCAGTTCTTCAAGCGCCAGATCGAAAACTTCGGGCCGCTCCTCGGCGCGCGCATCATCGAGGCGGTTGGCGGGGATGAGGCAAAGCTGCCGGAGTTCCTGCTGCTCTGGGAGGAGGCCACGGCGGACTGGATGGATGCCTGGTCGGCGGACAGGGAGTTCGTGCTCGGGCCGGATGCGCCCGACGACGCGGCCTCTTGCCAGGCCTGAACCTGTAAAACGGAGGAGCATGGCATGAGCGGTAATCCCTGGAACCAGACGTTTAGCGGACTCGCCTTCGATCTGTTGGACCCATTGTCGAACATGGTCAACATCAAGGATATCGCGCACGCGCTGTCGAACCAGTGCCGTTTCAACGGTCACTGCAAACGGTTTTACTCGGTGGCCGAGCATTGCGTCTACGTGTCCCGCGTCGTGCCGAAGCCCATGCGGTATCTGGCCCTGCTCCACGACGCGGCCGAGACCTACACCAACGATATCACGCGGCCGCTCAAGTCGCTGCTTCCGGATTTCCGGGATGTCGAGTCCAGGATCTGGGAGGTCGTCGCCCACCGCTTGAATCTCCCCAGGGAGATCCCCGAGGAGATCCACGTCGCCGACCAGCGCCTGCTGGCCACCGAATCGGAATACCTCATGGCCCCGGCGCCGCGTCCCTGGATGGTCGGCGTCGAGCCCTACGACCTGCGCGAGATCGGTCTGCGTCATCCCGGCCAGTTCGGCCTGCTGCCCCGCGACGCGCACCGGATGTTCCTGGAGCGCTTTGCCGAGTTGTCGATTCTGGAGGATCGGTCATGAGCAGTATTGTAGTTCGCCCGAACGGGTATCCAAAGGGCAGAAATGCGAATTTCGATTTCCAGGCGACGTCGCGCAACGGCAACGACCTCGTTTCTGCCATCGAGGAAGTGATTCTTTCCAGCACGATTACAGAATTTGTGCAGGTCTTGAGGGAAAAACCTGGAAGGGCACGTGGTTTTTGCGTCTGGGTGGAACTGCAATTTCGGCGGACGCAGTCATGAAGGAACAAGCCCTCCGGCGCAAGGAGCGCCACTATTCCAAGGACACGCCGGTCTGCTGCCATGGGTGCACGTTCTTCAAAATCCTCAACGACAGCGGCCATTACCTGTGCGCCAAGGACGACGGCCCGGTGCGCAAGTTCTCGTGGTGCCGGGAATACAAGCCTGCATAAGGAGGTTGAGCATGCCTATCCCCAAAGCGACAATGCCACTGTTGGCCGAAGTCCTGGACGAACGCGCCAAGCAGATCGCCATAGGCTTCATTCCCGAACACGACGATGCGGCCCAGCGTGGCGAGCTGGCCCAGGCTGCCGCGGCCCAGATCCTGGCGGCGATCACACGCCACAGCGACGAGCTGTCCGTGACGCCGCCGCCTGGGTTCCCGGGATCAGCGGCCGTACCGTGGCCGGCGGTCAACGAATACGCCGACAAGGTCCCCCTTCGCCCGGTGCGTCGGGGATACATCGTCGCCATCACCATGCTCCTGGCCGAGGTCGAACGCCTGGACCGGCTGCGCGATGCCGGCGAGATCGAATACTGCGGCGGCTGCGGCGCGCTCGTGTGGAAGGATGAGGCCGTGGTGGACGTCGAGGGCGTGGTGCTGTGCCCCGAGTGCGCCGCCGGGAGCGAGGTCGCCTACGCCAACGAGCCCGACATCGTCGCCCGCTTTTTACGGGAGCGCTGTGACCGCGACCTAGAAGGCCATGAGACGGCGTCCGACCTTTACACTGCGTTCCTCGCCTTTTGCGTAGAGCAGGGCATCGACGACGAAAAGGCCTTGCTGAATATCCGGGTATTCAGCCTGCGGCTGCAGGAACTGCCCTGGATTACGAAAATCCAGGCCTTCGGCGCGTTTCACTACAAGGGCGTGCGCCTTCGGCGGGAGGGCTGATCATGGACATCCCGCGCATCGCCATCGCCGTGCAACAGCCCTGGGCCTGGCTGCTGGTCAACGGCTTCAAGGGCGTGGAAAACCGCACGTGGCCGCTGCCCTCGGCCTACGTCGGCCGGCGGATCCTGATCCAGGCCAGTGCCCGTCCGGCCTTCAACCTGTCCACGGCCCGGGACATCCTCGAGGAGATCCACGCCCGCTTCGGCCTGCCGGGAGGGCTGCGATTCCCGGACGAGGGCCGGCAATCCGGCGGTATCGTGGGCCTGGTCCGCTTGGTCGGCTGCGACCAGGGACACAGCGCCTCGCCCTGGGCGGAGTCCGGCCAGTGGCACTGGCGCGTCGCCGATGCCGCCCCCCTGCCCTTCATGCCTTGCAAAGGGAAGCTCGGCTTTTTCCGGGTGGACTATGCCGCGCCTGAGACGCGGCCCAACCTGATGGGGGTAGGAAGGTAACGTGTAAATAGTGTCCGTAGCCGTCCGCCGTGGGCCAGACTTGTATTGGGTCTTGAACGATAATGCGCCGTTTTATGGGTAGGACATTTGTCCTACCCAGCATACCCCGAATTGCGAGGTAGATAACGGCATGGATCATAAAGAACGCCCTAAATGGCGAGAATATGAGCACAGGAAGGCGGAATTGCGAACAATGAATCTGGATCCGCAAGAGTACGCCCAGCGTTGCAAGGAAATCGCGGAGGAGCTTGGCTTGTGACCGTCCCCGAGTTCGTTTGCTTCCGTTTCACCGATGCCGAGCGCCGCATCTTCCGCAAGCGGGTGCGGCCGCAGCCGTCCGTCTGGGCGGCCCAGAACATCGTGGTGCAGGACGGGCCGTTCGCGGGTTCCCGCCTGCGCATGGACGTCACGCCCTACATGCCCGGCATCATCGACACGCTGTACCAGCCAGGCGTCGAAGAGGTCGGCGTCTGCGCCTCGCCGCAGATCAGCAAGTCCGAGCTGCTGTTCGCCAGTCTGTTTTACAGCATGGAGTTTTTCCCGGGCCCGAAGCTGGTGGCCATGCCGGACGAGGACACGCTGACCCGGGCCGTGGAGAAAAAGCTCCTGCCGCGCATCAGGGGTTCCGCCACCCTGCGCCGGCTCTTTTACCGTTACGCCAAGGGTGCTTTCGAGCTGACCGACGGCTCACCGGTCTATCTGGCCTCGTCCCAGTCGCCGGCCCAGCGCGCGTCCGTGACGGTCATGCACGAGTTCTTGGACGAAATCGACCTCTACCGCCAGCTGGCGGGCCAGGGCGCGCCGATCACGGAATTCGAGGAACGCACCATCTCCTACGGCCACAAGCGAAAAATACTGAAAATCTCCAAACCCATGGGCGATGAGACCAGCGCCATCTGGATTTTCGTCACCATCGATTGCGACGAGCTGCGCCGTTGGCAGGTGCCCTGCTCGGCCTGCGGCACCGTCCAGATCATGCACGAGGACCACGTGGTTGTCCTGGAGCACTGCAAGGATCCCCGGGAGATCAAACGGCGCAAGCTCGGCCGCTACAAATGCCCGCACTGCGGATACCTCTGGACCGACCACGCCCGGAACCAGGCCGTGGCGCGCGGTGAATGGATCGCCGACGAGCCCGTGCTTCGGCCGCGTGCCGTGGGCTTCCATCTGCCGGCACTGGTGTCGCCGTTCGTGTCCCTTTCCGAGTTTGCCGCGGACAAGCTGACCGCTGAAAACTCCGATGACGACCGGGTCAAGCGCGACTACGCCAATGGCCGTTGCGCCAAGCCGTTCAAGGCAATTGCGCTGGACACCAAGGAAGAAACGGTGCTGTCGCGCCGGGCCATGTGGCTGCCGGCCAAGACCGTGCCGGTCGAAGCCGTGGCGCTGACCTGCGGCATCGATGTCCAGATGGACAGCTTTTGGTTTTCCGTCCTGGCCTGGGGCCGGGAAATGCAGAGCTGGCTCGTGGACTATGGCCAGCTGCGCACCTGGGAGGACGTCATGGGGCTCGTGCACGGGACGCGCTATCCTGTCCTCGGCCGTGACGGTTCGACGCTCGGGATCTGGCGCGCCGGCATCGACTCGGGCGGCAACAAGACCAAGCACGAGATCCTGACCCGCACCGAGGAGGTCTATTCCTGGTGCCGGGCGCGCGGTGACGGTCGGCTGTTTCCGATCAAGGGACGCAGCCGGGACTACCACGTCAACGTCAGCTGGACGACCATCGACAAGCTGCCCCACTCCGGCCGGCCCATCCCTGGCGGGCTGCAGCTCTACCTTCTCGACGTCAACAGCCTGAAGCGGCTGCTCTATAAGCGTCTGCGCCAGGACGCCAAGCAGCCCATGCTGCTCCATGGCCAAACCGGGGAGGATTACGCCCGGCATCTGGCCGCCGAGCGCCTGGTCAAGGACAGGGCCGGCAACTACGTCTGGGAGCAGTTGAGCGATACCAACCACCTGCTGGACGCCACTATGATCGCCCATGCCTGCGCGGACGATTCCTGGACACCAAGCCTGTCCTACCTGTTGGAACAAGAGCACGAGGAAACGACCAAGCCCCGCGAAACGCCGCGTCCGGACGCGGATGACCGGGGCTCCATCCTGGCCGCAGCCGCCAGCCGGGCCAGCGCCATCCTGGCCAACCGCTAAACGAGGGGACCATGAGCACAACGAATTTGCCGTATGATCGCACTGCCGAGGGGCCGCTGCTGACCGTCGCCCGGGTGATGGCCACCCTCGACTGCTCGAGGAGTTTCGCCTACAAACTGATCAAGCGCGGGGAATTCAAGGTGGTGCGCCTGGGAGATGCCAAGGGGATCCGGGTTACGGAAAAGAGCTTGGAGCGGTATATCAGGCGGATGACCGGGAGATGATGCGATGGATGATAATGTGTTTGAACTGCCGGATATGTTTTTAATTGTTGGCAGTGAAATAATTGATGGTGATTCTTTTCAAAATCTTTCTCAAAACGCTAATGATGCCGCTACATTTCTATACAAAAGAGGAAGAATAAAACGACAGGAAGGAGTGTCACGGTTTGTAGAAGCAATGAAAAAGAGATTGCGATAACCATACATCCCGGCCTTTTTTTTACGAGGACCGAAACTTTTTTTCGACCATGCAAAATCGCTACCTGATTTTGCATGGTCCTTCATCCTAAAAACCTACTCGATATGATTGGATTTTCCTCTCTTCTACCCACCCCATTTTTGACCTGAAAAAACCGTCCATATTGTCCTTATTGTCTCTGACGTCCACCGATTGACCCCTTCGGCTGTGCTAGCCCGTTGGCATGGCCATCTTCACCCGAGCGGAAAAAGCCCAGCACATCGCCAAATGGAAGGAGGCGCTCCTGGCCGTGGCCGACGGCCAGGAGTTCACCATTGCTACGCGGCGCTTGCGCCGGGCGGACCTTCCAGCCATCCAGGCGCACCTGGACTGGCTCGATAGCCTGCCGACCGTCGAGGACCAGGCCGCCGGCCAGGGCTCGCCCCAGTTCCACCAGCTGATCCCGGGACGGTACTCATGAGCGCCGGCAACTGGATCGACCGCGTCATCGGGTACATCTCGCCCGAGCGCGGATTGCGCCGGGTCCGGGCGAGAGCCGGCATGGAGGCTCTGGGCGGCATGATCCAGGGCGTACGCCGTACCGCCGCCAGCCGTGAGGGTACGCTGGCCAACTTCCAGCCACTCCGCCTCAACAGCTACACCGTCGAGCGCGACGCCGACCGCATCCGCGACCGCGCCGAGGCCCTGGTCGCCAGCGACGGCCTGGCCGCCTCGTGCATCAATTCCCTGGCTCTGAACATCGTCGGCAGCGGCTTGCAACCGCAGTCCACGCCGGATGTCGCCGCGTTGGGGATCGATGACGATGCGGCGTACCGATTCGCCGAAAGCGCTGAGAAAGCCTGGAAGACTTGGTGCCGCGAAGCGGACGCCGCCGGCGACAACCATTTCAACGACATCCAGCACCAGCTCATGCAGGCCCAGCTCGGCCTGGGAGAGTTCGTGCAGATCCCTGTCTGGCTCACCGACCCAAACCGGCATTTCGGCCTGGCCCTGCAGACGGTGCACCCGTCCAGGTTGCGCACGCCCTCGGACAAGCAGGCCGACCCGCACATCCGAAGGGGCATCGAAATCGGCGACTACGGCCGCCCCGTGGCCTACTGGTTGGCCGAGCCGCCGGACAACCGGCCCGTGGCCGGACTGTCGAGCGCCTATTTCCGTCGTGTGCCGCGCATGGTCGCGCACCGCTGGGGCTGTTTCCATCGCCGGAACTGGGGCGGTCCGGAGTCCCTGCGCGGCGATTCCCTCCTGGCCCCGGCCATGAAAATGATAGCGGACCTGAGCGCCTACGCAGATTCGGAGCTGGTGGGCGCGGTCATCGCAGCCAACCTCACGGTTTTCATGGAGTCGGCCAACCTCGGCCCGATGGAGCTTTCGCCCATTGGCCTCGACGGGAGCAAGAAAGCCGGCGACGCGAATGGATATCCCAAGGCTGTCCAGGCGGGAACGATTGTCACCGGCCGCCCGGGCGACAAGCCCCATCTGCTGGCCAATCCTCGCCCGAGCGACTCCTTCGACCCTTTCTACTCGCGCATGTCCAAGCTTGTGACGGCCTCCACGGGGCAATCTCTGGGCATCGTCACCAAGGATTTTTCCCAGTCCAACTACTCCTCGGCTCGGGCCGAGCTGCTCGAGGCCGGCAAACTGCACGTCCTGGAGCAGGACCGGTTCGTTCGGGGCTATCTCCAGTGCCTCTACGAGATGGTGCTCGAGGAGGCGTACTGGCGCGGCATGTTGGCAATCCCCTCTGGCAAGCCGGATTTCTACCAGGGACGTTACGCTTGGTGCTCCAGTTACTGGACCCGTCCGCCGCGCGGGCAGATTGACATCGTCAAGGAGCGCAAGGGCGAAGAGATCGGCCTGAAGAACTTCACCGACTGCCATTCCGACATTCTCAGCTCACGGGGCACCGACGTCGAAACCATGGGGCGCAAGATCGCCAGGGACTGGGAGACGTTAAAGAGGCTTTTGCCCCCGGAAATCCTGGCCATGTTTTTCAATTCGTTGGGCTCGAATGCCAACACCTCGCCGTCCGAGGACGTCTCCCCCAAGCAAAACGACGAGCAGCAGCCCCAGGAGGACGCGGCGTGAGCATCCAGTCACAACGGCTGTGGGCCATGGAGCCCCAGCGTCTGGCCGGGCTGTTCCGGGACATGAAGGCCCGGGGCCTGCCCGACACCGCCGCCGTGGCGGCCATGGCAGCTTCCGGCCAGGACAGGGAGAAACGCTTTTACGAACGGCAGGGCGTCCTGGCCGTGGTGGACATGTCCGGGCCGCTTTCGAAGGACGGCAGCTATTGGTGGGGCATCGGTTCCACCCGGGAAATAGGGGCCGGGCTGCTCCAGGCCGCGGCTGACCCGTCGGTCAAGGCAATCCTCCTGGACGTGGATTCCCCGGGCGGCACCGTGGACGGCACCGAGGAGCTGGCCGGGATCGCCCGGATCGTGGCCGCCCAGAAGCCGCTGTATGTCTACGCCTCGGACCTCATGGCTTCGGCCGCCTACTGGATCGGCTCCCAGGCCAAGGAGATCGGAACCCAGGCCTCGGCGCAAATCGGCTCGATCGGCGTGGTCCTGACGCATACCGACTGGTCCGGCTGGGACGAGCAGATGGGCGTGGACATCACCTATCTGACTGCCGGCCATTTCAAGGCCATGGGCAATCCGGACGAACCGCTTTCCGACGAGGCCCGGGCCTATCTCCAGCAGCAACTCGACGAGGTGTACGGCCTCTTTCTTGACGCCGTGGCCGCCGGACGGCGCGTTTCACGCGAGCAGGCCATGGCCATGGCCGACGGCAAAATCTTTCTCGGCCGGCAGGCCCTGGAGCTGGGGCTGGTCGACCGCCTCGAAAGCCGCGCCGATTTCATCAACCGCATCGTGCAGGAGGTGCACATGGATCTGAAGACCTTCAAGGCCGAGCACGCGGACACGGCGGCCGCGCATCGCGCCGAGGTGGAAACCGAACTGTCCGCCAAGGCCGAGACGGACCGGCAGTCCGCCGTTGCCAGTGAACAGTCCCGGGTGCTCGGCATCGTGGACGTGCTGGTGGGCGAGGAACTGGGCGCGAAAGTCGCGGCCGTGGTGGCGTCGGGCGTCTCCGCCGAACAGGCCAAGGCCATGGGCGCGTTCCTGGCCCCGGCCGCCGCCGGACAACAGGGACAGGAATCCGAAGCGCAGCGGGAAGCCCTCGGCCTGCTCAAGGAAGCGACCCAGAAGCCGCTCGACAACGCCGCCGATCCGCGCGCGACCACGCCCGACTTCGACGCCCTGGTCGAGGCCGAAATCAAGGGCGGCCTGTCGCGGGGCAAGGCCGTGACCAAGGTGATCAAGGAACATCCCGAAGCCCACGCCGCCTGGCTGTCCAAGCGCAGCAAGGAGGGGAAATAAATGAGCTACGTCAACCAGTCCCGCCGCACCTTTCAGGCCGGCGGGGCCATCGACGCCTATCTGCTGGTGGGCCTGACCGACGGCAAGCTGGCCGCCAACGCCGCCGACGGCAGCCCCATCGGGGTGCTCGAGTATCCCGCCCTGGAGGTGGACCAGCCCGTGAGCGTGCGTCTGCTCAACACCGACGGCACCATCGAGGTCCTGGCCACCGGCGCGGTGGCCGTGGGCGGCGACGTCCAGGCCGATGCCGACGGCACGGTCAAGGCGGATGCGGGCGCCGGCGCGCGCACCATCATCGGCCGGTCCCTGACCGCCGTGGCCGACGGGGGCGTCATCGAGGTCATCCCCTACGGCTACGGCAACACCTACACCGCGTAACGCCGGCTGCCCGCAAGGAGGATTGCGATGTCTTTCACCAACGTCATTTCCCGCCCCGATCTGGGGGCACTGGCTTTCGAATTCAGTCTGGGCGCGGCGTCCCAGGGTTTCATCGCCGACCTGGTGCTGCCGCCCTTCTACACGCCGCTCATCACGGCGCAGTATCCGGTGATCCTGGCCGAAGCGCTTCTCGAGGTAGCGGACACCTCCCGAGCCCCACGTTCCGCGTATGCGCGCGGCGATTGGCAGTGGGAATTCCTCACCTATCTGTGCTCGGAAAACGGCTGGGAAGAGCCGGTAGACGACGTCGAGGCCAAGCAGTTCCGCAATTTCTTCGACGCCGAGACCCTCGCCTCTTATCGGGCCACGGCTATGATCCTGCGCACCCGCGAACGACGCGTCGCTTCCAAAGTGTTCAGCACGGCCACGTTCGAAGCCCATGCGGTGGCCCAAGCCTGGAACAGCTACGCCGATGCCGATCCTCGGGCCGATGTGATCAAGGGCTTCGAGGCCATGCGGCTGGCCACCGGGTTGGAACCCAACGCGCTCATCCTGGACAAGTCCGTACTGCGCCACGTGTCCATGTGCGCCAGCGTCATCGAGCGCGTCAAATACTCCGACCCCAATGCCATCCGTGGCGACCTGACCATCCCGCAGCTCGAGGCATATTTCGGCGTGCATATCATCCCGGCCGGCGCGGTCAACAACACCGCCGCCAAGGCCAAGACCAAGGTGATCGAACCCATCTGGTCCCCGACCATGGCCATGCTGGGCGTGGTGTCCTCGGGCGGCCAGGATCTGCGCGAGCCCGCTTTGGGCCGCACCTTCATCTGGGAGGAGGATTCGCCGGAAACGGTGACGGTCGAGGTCTACCGCGAGGAACAGACCCGCAGCGACATCGTCCGGGCCCGCCAGCATACCGACGAGCGCATCCAGTTCACCGGCGCCGGCTATCTGATGAGCGGCGTCATCCCGAACGCCTAATTGAAAGGAGCTTGCGCAGTGACGTTCACGCCGCTCGAGACAGCCGGCATCACGGGGTTCATGTCCGTCATGGTCGCGCTCATCGTCCACGCGCTCACCAAGCGCAATTACGTCAGCCATGGCCAGTGCGAGGAGCGGCGGACCCATGTCTGCTCCACGCTCCAGGCTGTCCAGGCCGGCCATGCCGAGCTGCGGCAGGACCTCAAGGAGCGCACCAATACCCTGTTTAGGATGGTCCGTGGGCTGATCGTCCACGACAAGGACATGTCGCCGGACGTCAAGGCGGACATCCTCAACGAAACCCCGGGAGGGAAATGACATGGATTTCAAGGAAATCGTTGATTCCGTGGACGCCCGAAAACCCCTTCCCACGCCTGCCCCGCCCCGGGTGGCGACGCCGCTGGATCGCATTGCGGACCTGGCCGATCTGCTGGCCCGCGTGATCCAGACGTTGGTGGCGGACTGTCCGGATATCCCCGACGCCGCGAAAGCGAAGATACTCAACCCCAAAAACGGGAGCGTGTAACATGCCCGATCCCAAAGAAACCGTCACTGCCACGCCGGCGCAACAGCCGGAAGACTTGTCCAGCATCAAGGCGATGCTGCTCGAAATCATCGAGGACAAGATCAAGGTCGGCGCTGATGCCGCCCCTGATGAGCTGACCGCAACCGCCACGGCCAAGGCCCCCCTGCTCTCGCGCCTCTCGCCGCGCATGCTGGCCTGTCTGGTGCTGGCCTGTTTGCTGGTGGCGGGCGTGGCCGTGCTCTCCCCGGCCCAGTTGCCCGTGGCCGCCTATAAGCTGTCCCTGGTCGCCATCGCCGGCTACCTCGGCTACTGGATCGACCGCTGGTGCTTCCCTTACGCCCGGCCGGATTCCTTCCTCGTCGCGGCCGACTGGCGCGCCGAGAACAAGCCGGCCGCCGAACGGGCCAACAATCCCGTGGTCGCCGGCTGCGAGCAGATCTACGCCGCCGCCATGCTGCGCCGGGCCCTGGTGATGCTGGGCTGCATGCTGGCCATGGGGCTGGGGCTGTAATGACGGCGTTGCGGGGAGCTGGCGCGTTTTGCGTGGCCGCCTGTCTGGCCGTCTTTGCCGCCTGGCTCGTGTCCGGTTGCGACAAGGCCGAAGCGCCCACGGTCGCCCCGGCGGCTGTGCATCCTCGTTCGGCCGCGCCGGCCACCTTGCCCACCATCCCCACGAAGCCGGCCAGCGTGCGCGGCATTCCACAAAACGCCCTGCGCTACCGCGCCGAGCTGATCCGCAACGCCCGGTCCGTCTGGGGCCTGGATGCGCCGACGGCCACCTTTGCCGGGCAGGTGCACCAGGAATCCGGCTGGCGTCCGGAGGTCAAAAGCCCGGTGGGCGCGCAAGGCATGGCCCAGTTCATGCCGGCCACGGCTTCCTGGATCGCCAAGCTCTATCCCGAACTGGCGGCCAACGAGCCCTTCAATCCGTCCTGGGCCCTGCGGGCGCTGGTGACCTACGACCGCTACCTCTGGGACCGCGTCCATGCGGCCACGCCTTGCGACCGCATGGCCATGACCCTTTCGGCCTACAACGGCGGCCTCGGCTGGGTGCGGCGCGATGCGCGTCTGGCCTCCGGACAGGGACTCGCCCAGGACCGCTGGTGGGACAACATCGAGACCGTCAACGCCGGCCGCAGCGCGGGCAACTGGCGCGAGAACCGGGGCTATCCGCGCCGCATCCTGCGCCTGCTTTCGCCGCGCTACGTCGCGGCCGGCTTCGGGGGAGGCCTTTGCCATGATTAACGGCGTGTTGCTCAAGACCGGCGGCCTGATCGTGGCCGTGCTCCTGGTCGCCCTGGCCTGGCAGTCGGTGGGGGTGGCCCGGCTGCAAACCAGGCTGGCCTTCATGTCCAAGGAGCTGGGCGAGGCCAATGCCAGCATCGCCCAGCTCCAGGCGTCCGAACAGACGCTGCTGGCCGCCCGTGACGGTCTGACCCGGCAGGTCGAGGACTGCCAGCAGGCCAATGCCAGCGATCAGGCCCGGACCGCCGACCGGACGGTCATTATCCGCAACGCCAAGCCCGTGCCCGCCAGGGCGGGAAAGGTGGTGGACGATGCGACGAGCCGCAAAGCTGCTGTGCATCTCAATAGCTGTCCTGCTGAGTAGCGGCTGCGCCGCCACACCGGCTCCGGTGGTGGTGCAGCATCAGTTCACCCGCTGCCCCCGACCGGCCATGCCCGAGCTGCCGGAGCTGGATCCCGGCCAGCATGTCTGTTCGCCGGAAAACCTGGAGCGGCTGCTCACGCGTAGCGACCGGCTGTGTTGGATGATCGAGCAGCAGGATGCGGCGCTTGATTGCTACGAGCGCCAAACCGCCGGCGGGAAACAGTGATGCGCAATTTCCTCCAGCACTGCTTTAACGATGGGCACCTCTACTGTCGCCTGTGCGACCTGGGCGTTTCCGAAGCCCGGGCCAAACGCTGGGCCACGTCCCTTGCCCGCTGGATCCGGCCGCTGTTGTACGGGCCGGTTAAAGCCTCGGACCAAAAACTTTAACGCAGCCAGACAGGATTGAAGGAGCCTTTCATGGATTACGCCGACCATGCCCAGGACGCCGAGACCGTGCACCGCGCTGCTGCCCTTTCCCTGGCCGGAGGCAATGCGGCCGCCGGCGATCAGATCCGGGAAAACGGGGTGATCGTCTGCCGCGACTGCGGCGAGCCCATCCCGGGCGCGCGGCTGCGCATCCTGCCCACGGCCTGTCGGTGCGTGGCCTGCCAGGAAGCCGTGGAGGCCGTCCAGTGCTGACCGATGCGCCCGGGGTGTTCCTCACCGTTTTCGGTGCGGACGCCACCTACACGGCTAGCAACGCCGGCGCATCCATCCAGGCCATCGTCGAGGACTGCGCGCCCTGGGACGGCATCAACGCCTCCCTGCGCACATCCTACAACGACGGTCAGGCGCGACTCGGCATGGCCTGGGTGCGGCCGACTGACCTGCCCGTCGTGCAGGTCTTCGGCCACACCCTCGAGCAGGACGGCCGGACCTGGACCGTGTCGGACAGCTGGCCCGAGGGCGACATGCTGGTGCTCGGGCTGTTTCGCGGCGTGTTCGTGGTGGACGTGGAGGTCAAAAAGGACCTCGAGGTGTCCGACGGGGCCCTGGGCTACAAGACCGTCCCCACCACGATCTGGACGGGCAAGGCAGCGGTACACGGCTTGTCCGGCCACGAGCGGCTGCTGTCCGGCCGGGAGATCGGCGTGGGCTACCGCAACGGCTTCCTGCCGGCCTGTCCGGATCTGGTCCCGGGCTGCCTGATCGCCACGCCCAACGAGACGCTCCACGTGACCAGCTCCTACACCGATCACGCGCGCGGCTGGACCGTGTTCGAGGCCGAAGCGCGGCAGGAGGACCAGTGATGGGCATGTTCTCGGATCAGTTCGAGCGGGTGATGTCCGACGTCCAGGGAGCCATGGACGAAGAGCTGGAAGAAGCAGTGCTGCCCGAGGCCCAGCGGCGGGTGCCGGTCAGGACCGGCAAACTCAAGGCGTCCCTGGACGTTGGCACCGAGCGCGACGGCGCGGTCATCACCGGCTACGTCGAGGCCGGCGAACCCTATGCCCCCTACCCCGAGTTCGGCACCCAATTTCAACCGGCCAAGCCGTACCTGCGGCCGTCGGCGGAAAAGTTCGATCTGCAGCGTGTGGCCGACCGCATGCCCAAGGGTGACGCATGAGCCGCCTGACCACGCGCGGATCCGTGCGGCCCAAGCTGCGCCGTGCCTTGGACGCCTGGTTTGCGGCCCACGCGGACCACGCCTTTTTCACGGGCGTGTCCGGGCGGCTGGCCTATGTGCGGGCCTCGAAATCCTGGCCACGCCCCTATGCCGTGCTGACCATCCTGCCGGCATTTCCCAGGGACACGCTCACCGAACGCATCGACGCGGTGCCGCTGCAGATCATGGTTTTCGCGGACAGCTCCCTGGAGGCCGAGGAACTGGCGTCCCTGGCTTCGGATCTGTTCGAGGGCCGGGTCATCTCCGGCGACGGGCTCAAGGATTTCGAATTTTCGCGGGGTGAGGACGTGCCCACCCTGCCGGACGAGGACGGGGTTTGGGGCGCTGGCATCCAGCTGACCGGCCTCGTTGAAACCGACATGTAAGGAGCGACTATGTCCGAACTGCGCCCGAATTACATGCTTTCCGTGGATGCGGCCCTGGTGCTCGGTTACGGGACCGCACGCCAGGCCGTGGTCAAGGGGCTCAACAAGATGAAGCCCCCGGGCCTGTCCCGGGACGTGACCAGCGTTTCCGAGTTCCGCCGGAGTTTCGACATCGAGTTCACCACCACCGGCAAGATCTCGCGCATCACGGCCAGCGGCAACATGGTGCTGGTGGATCCGGACGGCCAGGAGCGGCTCCGGGAATACATCAAGGCCAATGAGTGCGTCCAGGATGCCCGCTTGTATCTCAACTACGACGACTTCGTCATGGTCGACCTGGCCAACGATCCGTCGGCCGTATGGCAGGTTTCCAAGAACGAGCCCGGCGACGCGGACAAGAACGGCGTGTTCCCGGTCGACGTGGAGATCGTCCCGGGGGGGCTCTATTGCTCTTTCCAGACGCACCTCACCGCCACGGACATCGCCTGCGTGGCCGAGGGCAACAAGATCACCGGCGCGGGCATCACCGCCGCCGCCGGTTTCAAGGCCGACCAGACGCTGATCGTCGAAGGCGCAGGGACCAACAACCTCAAGCACTTCCTCATCTCGGCCGTGGCCGCCGGCGAACTCACCCTGGACAGCTCCAAGGGCACGGTGGCCGATGCCGTGGCCGGCGAGGCAGTCACCCTGCACGCCGGGGTGATGTAGCCGCGCGCATCGATCTTTTGGGCGGCAAGGGGCGCGCACGCCCCGGCGGGTTCCCCCGGCCCGCACGCCGCCCAAACAACACGGGGACAAGGGGGACCTCCCATGGCGAGACTGACCGGCGAAATAAAGGTGTGGCGAGATATCCCGGACGATCCGGACAAGGCGCGCATCGAGATCAAATACCTCAAGCCGGGCGAGAAGCGCGACATCGAGGACCAGATCGAACTGTATGAGACCATGCTGCGCCCCGATGCCGACGGCGCGATGCAGCGCGAGATCAAGGTCAATCCGGCCAGGGGCCACAAGCGCTATGCCTATCTGTGCGCGGCCGTGACCAACTGGGAAAACTTCTTCGAGGCCGACGGTGTAACGCCCATGCCCTGCACGGACGAGAACAAGATCCGCATGGCCCGGGATGACGAGACGTTCTCCCCGCTTATCGGACAATTCCGTGACGAGCTGGCCGAGACCGTGGTGGCCGAGCGGGAAGAAGCAAGAAAAAACTTGCGGAGCTAGGCTGGTGGATGGCCTGCGTTGACCACAAGCCCTGCGACGTGTGCAGGCAGGCCTTTAAAATCTCACGCTGGGACACCCCGGCCGAACGCGAACACAAGAAAAACGGACCCCCATGCGCCACATGCCGCCCCGAACTGCTCCCGGACAACGCCACTGCTTTTGCCGTGTACCTGCGTTGCGCCGACCAGCTCATCGTGGGGCCCATGGGGGACAAGATCGGCCTGAATTTCATGGCCGTGAAAGGCTTTATGGATATGGAGGGCATCCCGGACCAGGCCGAAACCTGGGAGCGGGTGCAGCTCCTGTATGGCGAGATCTTCCGGGCGCAGCGGGAAGACGCCGAGCGGAAACGCGAGGCGGAGAAGGACAGGGCAAGGCGGTGAGGGCGTGAGGATCAAGGCCGGCACCCTGGCGGTGGATATCACCGCCGACGGCAGGAGCTTCGAGACCACCCTGAAGCGGTCCGACAGCCTGTCCGAAGCATTTTCCGACAACGTCGATCGTCGCATGAAGCGAGCCGGCGGTGCCTTTAAAAGCCTTGGACAGGCTGTCGGGGCGACCGACCAGGAAATGGCCGCCCTTGAAAAACGCATGCGTGATGGGATGGCCGCTGATGCCGCTTCCCGCGCCCTGGAAAACCTGCGCCGCTATGCCGGCCTCACCACACGGGAGTACAGGGAGCTGGCTGCGCAGATGGGCGTGGCCACCCGCGAAACGGATAAATCAACTTCCTCCATGGCGGCGCTGGCCAAGCAGGCCGCGCTTGCCGCTGCGGCCTACCTGTCCTTCCGGGCTGCGGTGGGAGTTGTTTCCAGCTCATTTGCTGATTTCCGGGACTACGAAAGCGCCCTGACGGACATGGCCAAGGTCACGGACCAGAGCTTGTCCGACATCGACGCAGCCATCAAAGCCATGCCGCGGGAGCTGGGCGATCCGACGTCCCTGGTCAAAGGCTACTATCAGACCATTTCCGCCGGGGTGACCGACACTACGGGCGCCATGGATCTGCTCACCACGGCGGCCAAGGGTTCAAAAGCCGCCCACGTGGCCCAGGATGATACCATCAAGGGCCTGACCAAGACCATGGCGGGTTTCGATGGCGAGATCCGCACGGCGGCCGAGGCCTCGGACCTGCTGTTTAAAATCGAGAAAATGGGCCAGACGTCGTTTTCCGAGCTGGTGCCTGTCATTGGCGACGTGGCCGAGTCCACCCACCTGGTCGGCGTCTCTTCCCAGGAGATGGCGGCCGGGCTGTCACTCATCACCCAGACCTCGGGCTCCACGGCCGAGGCGGCCACCAAGTGGCGCGCCATCATGATCGGGCTCTACAAGCCGACCGAGAACATGCAGAAGGTTCTCAAGGCGCTCGGCTACGAGTCCGGCGTGGCCATGGTCAAGGAAAAGGGGTTTGCCGGGGCGCTGCAAACGCTCCAGGCCACAGCTGACAAGTCTCATTTTTCCCTGGGCAAGCTCTTCGAGAGCGCCGAGGCGTTGACCGGCATTGCCGGTCTCGGTGCCCAGGATTGGCAACGATACACGGACATCCTGACGGAAGTTGAAAAAGGGACCGGGGAAACAGAGGCCGCGTTCCAGCGTTTTCAGTCCACCTCCCAGGGTGCCTGGGATACCTTTGGCGCCACATGGAAAGAGGTGGCGATCGATTTCGGAGAAGTCCTTGCTCCGATGATGACCCAGGCGATGAAGGATTTCCAGGATGAGATCACGCGGCCGGATGGCCGGGCCGCATTGACTTCTCTTGCCACCGGAGCCGTCACGCTGGGCGAAAATCTGTTGCACAGCGTCGTCCCCGGCCTGACCGCCACGGTCAATGGCCTCAATGACATCATTGCTGTCTGGAACAAGCTCCCTGCTCCGCTCCAGGGCGCGATCGTGGGCGGCGGCACGGGGGCGCTGCTTTCCAAGGGCAACCCCTGGGTCACGGGCGTCGGCGCGCTGTACGGCATGGCCACTGCCGGCGATGCGGCCAACGATCGCTCCGTGGCCGAGGGGTTGGCCAGGGCGCAGGCATCGCACAAGCTGTACGCCTCCCATGACACCAGCGCGGCGGGTTCCTTGCCCGCGACCATCCCTTCCGATTTTGTCCCCAAAGCCCAAAAGGCCCAAAAGGCCGTGGACGGCATCAAGGTTTCCCTGGACGGCACCAAAAAGTCTTCGGACGCCGCGGCCAATGCCGCCGCCCGCTATACCGAGCGATCGGACGCCTATTTCGAGCAGGTGCAGTCTACCATCGCCGGCCTGACGGACAGCCTGTCCGGAGGCCTCGAGGGCGAGACGCTCAAGGTCGACAAGACCTTCGAGAAAATTTTCGCCGACATCCGCAAATCGCTCATCGGGGCCAAGGGCGATACCGAGGGTTTCGCCAAGGCCTGGGAGCTGGCGGAAAAAGCCTGGCCCGTGGCCCACATGACGGCCGTGCTCAAGGATTTCGAGAAGGGGCTCGAAAAATCATCCCAGTATGCCCGGGACATGGGCACGTACCTGTCCGATCCGGCGCAATTGGAGGCCTCGGACTGGCTCGAGGGCTACAAGAAATACGTCACGGACCTGCGCGAGGCCAGGATCGGCACGGATGAAGAGGACGCCGACGCCATCGCCAAGGCCGAGGCGCGGTGGGATGCCTATCAGGCCTACGTGCTCAAGTCCCAGCGCGACCGCCTCCAGGAGGGCGGTCAACTTGCGGATCAGTATTGGGCGGATGAGGCCCAGGCACTGGAAAACCATCTGGCCGCTGTCAAAGAGAACGCCTCCTCCGAGTACGCCTATCGGGTCTACGCATCCAAAAAGCGCAGCGAGCTGCGCAAAAAGGAGATCGAGGCCCGTATCGGTTTCGAGGAGTCCTTCCTCGATACCCTCAAGGACGTTCTGGCCGACGAGTTCGGCCTCTGGGAGGACGACCTGACGCGCAGGCAGGCGGCCTGGGTCGAGTTTTCCAAGGATATCGCTAGCGGCATCAAGGACGTCGAAGCCGAGCTGTCCGACGCCCTGGCCGGCGCGACCACGGATTTCCTGTTTGCCACGGACCGTTATGCGGACCAGTGGTCCGACACCATGGGCAACCTCGAGGATATGTTCAAGAACACCCTCAAGCGCCTCGCCCAGTACGCCCTGGAAAATTACATCGTCATCCCGGTGCTCACCGAGATCGTGGGCAGCGACGCCACCAGCTCCATCACCGGCTCGAAAAGCTCGGGGTCGAGCTGGCTCAAGGATCTCGTCAGCGGGACCAAGGACGTCAGCGGGTTGTCGGATCTGTTTTCGTTCGGTTCGTCGTCCGCCTCCCTGGCCTCGGAGTCCCTGTCCGCCGGAATCACCGTGGCTGGCGAGACGGCTCCCTGGGCCACGGAAACCGCCTTGACGTCTTTGGTCGGTGATAGCGTTCCCGCCTTGAACACCAGCATCATCGGGCTGGAAGGGGCTACGGAAGGCGTGTCCACCGCCATCGGTGCGGGATCATCCGGCCTTATCGGGTCGCTCGGTTCCCTGGCATCCGGTCTCGGCGCCGTGGTCGGACTGGTCGGCCTGGGCATTTCCCTGTTCTCCTCCTCCCACACCGAGGAAAAGACCGGCAGCGGCTACAGCCTGGGAGTCAGCGGCACCTCCCTCTCCTCCTCGGGCGAGGACTACTACCGGGTCACGGACTCCTCGATGCTCGGCGGCACGTCCACCTCCCACGAGATCCGCAACACCGGGCCGCTGGACGCCTCGACCACCGCCGCCCTCGAGGACGCCTTCGGCGCGTACACGGACAGCCTCGTCAGCTCCTTCGATTCCCTTGGCATCAATGCCGACCTCTCCGGCTTCAGCTTCCCGGACTGGGACGTGACCGAGGAGCAGCTCGACGATTTCAACTACAACGTCACCAACGCCATGACGTTGTACGGGTTGCAGCAACAGGGGCTGGCCGATGCGGTCAATGCCCTGGCCCAGGACGGCGAATACGCCATCGACACCGTGACCCGGCTGGGCACCGCCCTGGCCTCGGTCAAGAGCATCACGGACATGGCGGGCCTGTCCCTCGAGGGGCTGGCCGGCGAGGATTATATCTCGGGACTCGTGGACAAGATGCAGTCCGCCGGTGACACGGCCACCCTGGCCGGCATGGATTTCGACTCGTTGTCCGGCGTGCTCGATGACGAAACCATCGCCTCGCTCCAGGATCTCGAGGACCAGGCCGGGGCCGCCAGCGACGGTGTCCAGGCCACCAGCGAGCAGCTGCGCCAGCTGGCCCAGGCCGCCTACGCCTCGGATCTGGTCCTCGCATTCGGCTCCACCGATGCCGTCACCGACGCCTTCAACCGTTACTTTAGCAATGCCTACAGCTCCACCGAGCAGGCCACGCGCCTCATGAAATACTATGCCGAGGGCGCTGGCGAGGCCCTGGCCGCCCTGGACGATTCCGGCGTCAGCCTGGAAAATTTCTGGTCCTCGTACCGGGCGGCCATGGAAAACTCGGCGCTGTCCGCCGACCAGGTCAAAGCCTGGGACGACGCCGCGCAATGGGTCGAGGCCTGGGATTCGTCGCTCAAAAGCGCCGGCACGGCCTGGGAGGACGTCAACAAGACGGTCGTGGACGGGCTCAATGACCAGATCGACGCCCTCAACGATCAGGCCGACGCCCTGCAGGACACCATCGATCTGTGGGACGGTTTCCTGGCCGACATCCAGGCCCTGCGCCGGGACATCAAATGGGACGAGCATCTGACCGACCTGTCCCCCAAGGAATTGCTCGAGGCCAAAAAGGCCGCGTTCGATTCCACGGCGGCCAAGGCCAGGACCGGGGACACCAAGGCCCAGGCCGATCTGGACGACGTCACCAAGGAATACCTCAACGCCGCCGAAGACTATTACGGCCACAGCGAGGCGTATTACGACCAGTTCGACCACGCCGACAGCACCCTTTCCAGCCTCGAGGCCTATTCCCAGGCCCAGGTGGATCAGGCCCAGGCCCAGCTCGATGCCCTAAACCAGGAGATTTCCGTCCTCACCCTCCAGGTCGACCAGCTGACCCTGGTCAACACCAATCTGGGCACCCTGGCCTCGGCCTGGGGCGATGGCGTCAACGCCATTGTCGGGGCCATAAACGATTCGAGCTTCTCGAGTTCCTACGCCGATGCCATCGCCGCGGCCAATGCGGCCCAGGCGTCGGCCGCGGCTGCCTTGCTGGCCACAATGTCCGGTGGCTCCTCGAGCGCCCAAACGGCCACCGATGCCGCCATTGATTGGACCTCGCTCTTCGGGACCACAGCCACGGAAGCAACCGGCCAAATCGACGACGGCACCCTGTCGATCAAACGATACGCAGGCGGCGGCGATCCCCTGGCCGGCGAACTGGCCATGGTCGGTGAGCGCGGTCCGGAGCTGGTGCGTTTCGGCGCCGACGCCCATGTGTACAACGCCATGGACACCATCCAGGCCTTCCGTGGCTCCATGCCCCCGGCGTCGGTGGATACGGCGGGCATCGAAATGCGCCTCGATGCCCAGCGCCGGCAGCAGGAGGTCGCGCACGCCGAGTTGACCGGCGTCATCGCCAAACAGGGCAAGGCCATCGGCGCCCTGGCGCGGCAGACCAGCCGTCTGGCCAGGAGGCTGGCGTCGTGAGCTATTTCCTGCAGCTCGCCGCCTACGACCTGGCGGCCCGGGCCGAGACGGCCCTGTATTTCGCCGACGCCGGCATGACCTCCAAGCCCGATGATTCGCCGGCCAACACCTATTTCGACGGCCGCCTGTCCGTGCCCTGCTCCTATGACGCCACGGTGTTCGCCGACGGCGTGACGGGCGGCGTATCCGACGGCGGGTTCGGGGAGATCGAGATGGTATCCCCGGAGGGCGGCCTGGACGTCCTGGCCGGCTACGCCGTGGACGGCCGGCGCTTCGAGCTGCGGCGCGGCGAGGATCGGTTCGACACGGCCGTCACCATCATGTCCGGGGTGGTGGAAAGCCTGGAACTGGGCTGGGACACGGTGGTGGTCAATATCCGGTCCCGCAAGGCCGAGCTGGAAACGCCGATCCAGACCACCCTGTACGCCGGCACCAATTCCGGGCCCGAGGGGGTCGAGGGCACGGCCGACGACCTGCAGGGCAAGGAAAAGCCCCTGGCCTTTGGACCGTGCGACAACATCACGCTGACCTGCGTCAACACGTCGCTGCTCATTTTCCAGGCCCATGACGGCCGGCTCCGGGCCGTGCGGGCGGTGCGCGACAAAGGGATGCCCCTGACCGCCACCCGGGATTACGCCACGCTGGCCGATCTCCAGGCGGCCACCTTTACGGCCGGCCAATACGCCACCTGTCTGGCCCTGGGACTCATCCGGCTGTGGACCTCGCCGGCCGGCGACGTCACGGCCGATGTCGACGGCGACGTTTTGGACGGCGTGTATGTCGCCGATGCCGCCGGCATCGTGGAGCGTATCCTGCGCACCCGGGCCGGCTGGACCGAGGCCGATTTCTCGGCCGCCGATCTGGCCGCCCTGACCGCCGCCAATGCGGCAGAGGTGTGCCTGTTCGTGGGGGCCGGCGACTCCCTGGACATCGATGCGGCGCTGGACACGCTCCTCACCTCCATCGGCGCATGGTGGGTTCCCAACCGCCACAATGTAATCCGTTTTGGCATCCTGGCCGCGCCGGTGGGACCGCCCAAGCGCCGTCTGTCCGAGGTGGAGATCCTGGACTCGGATTCCATCGAGTGGCTGCCCGCCCATGACGACGCCGGCGGCGTGCCCTACTGGCGCACCAAGCTCAACGGGCAAAAAAATTGGAGCAAGCAATCGGCTTCCTCCCTGGCCGGCGGGGTCTCGGACGAGGCCCGGGCCTGGTTGGCCGAGGAATGGCGCACGGTCACGGCCGAGGATGCGAGCGTGCGCACGGTGCATCCCCTGGCCCCGGAGCTGGAGCGGGATTCGCTGTTGCGATCTGCGGCCGCCTGCCAGGCCGAAGCCGATCGCTTGCAGGCCCTGCACGGCGTGTGGCGGACCCGTCTGCGGGTGCCGTTTTTCCCGGACGAGGTGGAGGATCTCGATTTCGGGGACGTGGTGGAGCTGGTGATGGACCGGTTCGGGTTGGCGGCCGGAAAGCTCTTTGTGGTGATCGGCCTGAACGTCGACCGGCAAAACGAGGTCACGGAGTTGGAACTGTATGGCTAGACTGCTCGCCTGGCCCAATCGCCTCGATGCCCCGGAGGTCCTGCTGTCGGGCGGCAATTGGGCCATCGGCCTGGAGAACCTCCAGGACATGCGCCTGTCCAAGGTTTCCCGGTCGGGCGACCTGGACATGGCCTCCACCCGTTTCCGTGTGGATTTCGGCGTCGAGCGCACCATCCAGGCCGTGGCCGTCATCGGCCACAACGCCGACCTCGATGGCAGGGTGCGGCTTACGGGCTACAACGACGCCGATTTTTCCGATCTCGCCTACGATTCCGGCTGGCTGGACCTCTACCCTCCCCTTTTCTCCCCCTCGGACCTGGAATGGGAGGACGAGAACTGGTGGTCCGGCCGGATCTCCAGTGAGGACCTGGGCGAAGACGTGCGCACGTATGTCCGTATCCTCGAGCAGCAGTTCCTGCGCTACTGGCAGTGGGAATTCGACAACCGCACCAACCCGGCCGGGTATCTGGATATCGGCCGCGTGTTCATGGGGCCGGGCTGGGTGCCGGCCGGGAAAATGACGCGCACGCCGACCCTGGCCGCCGAGACGGATACCGTGGTGGTCAGGTCCCTGGCCGGCTCGATCTATTCCCGGCGCAGGAAGTCGCGCCGCGTGGCCCAGTTCCGCATCGAGCGCATGGATCAGGTCGAGGGCACTAACAGGGCCCTGCGTCTGGCCCTGGATCGCGGCCTGGACAGGGATATCCTGGTCTGCCTGGACACGGACGAGGAGCTGCTGGGCCAGCAATGGTCCCTCTACGGGATCTTGCGCAACATCGACAGCTCGCCGTTGGAATTTTCCGGGGTCGAGGACACGGCCATGAATTTCCAGGTCGAGCAAATCACTGGCTAGGAGGATGCCATGGGCGCGTTCACGGACGCGATCGAGCGACTCAAGAACTTCTACCGGGCAGCGGCCAATTCGACAGCCGTGCCCGGCGGTTTCGGCAAGGGCGGGCACCGGAAACTGTTCGATCCCTACAATGCCGACATCGTCGCCATCGGCCAAGGCTGTGCGGACTACGCGGGCATGGCCCAGGGCGCGGCCAATCAGGCCGGGGCCTGGCTACGGCCTGTAATGCCGGACGGATCGTATGCCGCCGTGACGCGCTTGTCGGCAACCACGCTCGCCGTTGCGGGCCCGGCCGCCCAACTGGACAACTGCAAGCCCGGTCGCGCGGTCAAACTTGCGCAGGCGACTCCCGGCGTCGGCTACGTCGCCGGGGCAACCTACGACGCGGATGCCGGCCACGTGGTGGTCACGGTGACAGGGATCGCCGTGGAGGAAGACCTATCCGAGGTCTGGCTGGGGCAGAGCCCGGACAACGCGCCGCAGCAGGCAGACACGCCGGCCGGGGCCGATCTGTACCTCTCCCAAAACTGCAACGGATTTTAGGAGACCGCTATGCCTGAAACTACCACCGGGAACACCAAACCCATTTTCGCGGGGACGCCGAAAACCCCGGGCGTAACGCTGACGAGCGCCGACGGCACCTCGAAAAAGCCGCTCCTTACCGCCGGGGCCAATGGCACCCGGGTGGACTCCCTACACGTAGCCACCGACGACACCGCCGCCGCCGACCTGCACGTGCATCTGACCAGGGGCGACGTGCACCAGTACCTGGGGACGGTACCCATTCCCGCCGGCGCGGGCGGGGCCGGCGTGGCCTATGTGGAGATGCTCGATTATCTCAATGACGGCAATCCACTGACCCTGGAAGCCGGCCTAGCTTTAACTGTTGCAGCAGCCGCAGCAATCACGGCCGATAAGACTCTGACAGTCATCGCCTGGGCTGGGGACTTCTAGAGGATGCGCCATGGCTCGTAGCTTTGCTGATTACAGGCCCAGAAGCGGAATAGAATGGACTAAAACCATACCTTTTGGCCGTCGTATTTTCGATTTTTATCCCAGTCAGGGCGACTTGGTTGTGCCCGCTGCGGGGCTGACGATCCCCAACACAGAGGACGGCCCCATCACCATTTCCCGCTATCGCAGGCTGGAAATTAACGGGCCATTCACGAAACAAAAGCGGGACCGTGGCTGGTGTGTGCTGTGTGACGATTTGATCCTTGGGGCCGGAGCCCGTCCCAACATGGCTGGCAAAGGGGCGGCTGGATCGCCGAAATGGGCGGTCCAAGACATAGCTATCCCGCGCGCCATCACGCTATCCGGCCATCGTACGCAATACGACGACTTTGCGGCCTGGCTCCGGGAAAACTGCTACGCCATCTTTGATCCGTCCCTTTTTGCCTGCCCGTTGCCAGGAACGGGGGATGTCACTGCGAACTATAAGGATTGGCCAGCATCCGGTCCGGTCATCGTCTCGGCAGCCGGATGCGGCAGCACTACCGCCCGTGTTTATGGTGGATGCCACGGTTATGGGAGTGCCATTGGCGTGAATGGGCCTACCGGCTACGCAGGGGTGAATGCCCCTGGTGGAGGCGGTGGAGGTGGAAATATCTTACAGCCGGCAACCAACGCGCAAGGAGACGGCAACTCCGCCACGGTTGGCACAACAGGCAGTGCTGCTCTTCCGTGGAGCGGCGGCATCCGTGGGTTGCAAGGTGTCTATACAAATTACACGGGCTCTAGCTATCCATTCTCAACATCTACGGGCGATAGGGACGGCGACCCATACAGCACTATAGCATCGTCCAGGCCTGGGGGCATTCTGATTGTCCTGGTGCGCAATAGCGTGACGGCTATTGCCGGACATCTGTTGTCGGCCAACGCAACGACGGATGGGGTGGTCGCCGCCGGCCATGGGGCTGGTCGCGTTTTCCTGGGATATGGTGGTGCGTTAACTGGCACTCTCAACATGGCAGCAACGGGCGGTGCCGCTGGAGCCTATTGCGGTCACGGTGGTGCCGGCGCTGTGACCGCCAAAACACTCGCCGAAATGGGCTGGGCATAGGGAGGATGTATGGCACAAGGATTGACACTTTTACACTCGGATTTAATCGCGCCCAGCCGTGATCTGCTGGCCCTCTGGCAGGCAGCCGACCCTGCTCCGGGCGAGGTCGTCACCGACCACGCCACGGCCGTAGCGTTGATGCCGGCATTTTCTGGCTACCCGGCCGTGGTCTATGAGGACGCCAGCGGTATCCGCCATGTGTTCCCCAACCCGTCGACTCTGGAAGCCGTCACGGCATGGCGCGAGGAAATCGACAATCCGGCACAGCCGCCGCAAACCCGATTTTCCCAGGCCGAATTCATGCGCCTTTTCACCCAGGAGGAGTTTGACGCGCTCCTGGCCGCCGAAGCCACGGACGCCGACGTCAAGCGCATGTGGGCCTTCATCCGGGCGGTCGGCTATGCGGACATGCAAGATTCCCTGACCGTCAACTCCCTCGCCATCCTGCGCGCCAAGAACTATATCCCCACGGACGAGCGGCTCCAGGAAATCGAAGCCGGCGTGGCCAAGATGTAGGAGCACCCTATGAAGCGATACCTTTGGAATGTGCTCCTGGGCCTGGATCAGTTTCTGTCCGCCCTGACCGGCGGCGATCCGGACGAGACCGTGTCCAGTCGGGTGGGCAAGGCCTCCGCCGCCGGCAGCCGGCTGGGCCGCGCGTTGGAAATCTGCCTGGATGGCGTCTTCGGCGCCGGTCATTGCCGGCGGTCGATCGAGGAGGACGAGGGGAAAAACCGGGTGGCGGGGTTTTGAAAACTCAAATCGCCTTCACCTCCAGAATATCCCGCCAGTTCGTCGTGTAATGCGGCGAGCGCAGGGCCTGCTTCATACGCCAGTCCTGCTCGATGCCGCAGGCGGCGAACGTGAGCGTGTCCCGGCCGAAGCGGTCGTTGATCGCATCGAGCACGCGCATGAGCCGCTCTCCCCTGCCCCCGGCTTCCGGCGCGGGTTCCAGCAACGAAAGCTGCCGGCTTTTCAGGCGCTCCAGGCCGGACAGCATGATGCCGGCCTTCTTGTAGCGGTAGCCTTTGCGGAAAATGCGTTCCAGCACCCGGATCGCGGCCCGGATGATCGCGGCGGTGTGCGCCGTGGCCACGGGCAAGGCGGCATAGGCGGAATTCGCATATTGGGGCTCGCCTTCGATAAAGGTATTGGTCTGCACCCATACCGTGACACCGTTTGCCAGCAGGCGCGCGGCGCGCATGCGTTCGGCCGCCCGGGTGACGTAGGTGGCCACGGCCTCGCGCATGTCCTCGATGGCCAGGACCGGTTTGCTGAACGACCGTGAGGCGGCCACCGACTTCTTGACCGGCGCGATGGTCTCCAGGTCGAGGCACGGAATCCCCCGCAGCTCGAGCTGGGTGTGCAGCCCGCCGATGGTCATCCGTTTTTTGACCAGGTCCCGGGGCAGGTCCCGAAACTGCCGGGCATTGCGCACGCCGAGACGCTCGAGCATGGCGGCGTAGCGCCGGCCGATGCCCCAGACATCCTCCACCGGCACCCTCTCCAGTACGGCATCCGGATCCGCGCAGGCCTCGAAATCCAGCACGCCCTCGAGGGAGGCGTCCTTCTTGGCCAGCTTGTTGGCCACCTTGGCCAGAGTCTTGGTCGGCCCGAGCCCGATGGAGACCGGGATGCCGGTCCAGCGCCCCACCGTCTCCCGGATATGCCGGCTGTAGGCCACGACGTCGTAGGGCATGCCGGTCAGCTCCAGGAACGCCTCGTCGATGGAATAGATCTCCAGGTTCGGGCTGAACCGGGCTAGGGTTTTCATGACCCGGGCCGACATGTCGCCGTAGAGCGTGTAGTTCGAGGAGAACACGGCCGCGTTGTGCCGGCGGAACAGCTCCCGGCACTCGAAGGCTGGTTTGCCCATGGGGATGCCGGCGGCCTTGGCCTCGGCCGACCGGGCGATGACGCAGCCGTCGTTGTTGGACAGCACGACCACGGGGCGGTTGGCCAGGGACGGCACAAACACCTTTTCGCACGAGGCGTAAAAGGAGTTGCAGTCCACCAGGGCCAGGATCTGGCGGGGCGGCATGGTGGCGTCAGGTCCGGTGGATGACGAAGGTGACCACGCCCCAGATCTCGAAGGAGGACTCCGGCCGGATCTCGATGGGCTTGTAGGCGTCGTTTTCCGGGGCCAGGAACAAACGCCCGTCCATGTGCTTCAGGCGCTTGACCGTCAGTTCCCCGTCCACGGCCGCGATGACGATGCGCCCTGGCCGGGCTTCCTCGGCCCGATCCACCACCAGGATGTCGCCGGATTGGATGCCGGCGCCGCGCATGGATTCCCCGCTGGCGCGGACATAGAACGTGGCCGCCGGATGGGCGATGCACAGGTCGTTGAGGTCCAGGGCCTGGTCGAGATAATCCTCGGCCGGGCTGGGAAAACCGGCGGACACCGGCGTCAGGTAGAACGGCAGAGGCTGCGAGGTCCGGGCCTCGAGGGGGATGGGCGGGAGTTGCGGGCGCATGGCCCCGTCATAGGGAAAAGGGACCTGCGTTGTCCAGAAATATAAACATCCGTTGAGTTCGATTAACGCCCACCCTCATCTGCCCTGATCATCACTCTGTCCATGCTAAGGGCTTCGAGATCGCCCTCCCCCGCGCACGCGCGAGTTGCGACGGAGGCGGGTCTCCAGCTTACCAATCTCCTCGACCCTTCATCCCCCGCACACGGGCGAGTTGCGACGGCAACGGGACCGCCACCATAGAAGACCTGTGGAACCTTCATCCCCCACACATGCGCGAGTTGCGACACAACGCCACGCTCTACAAAGTCCAGATGGAGGACCTTCATCCCCCGCACACGCGCGAGTTGCGACGGTCCAGGCCGAGTGCGATAAGTGCGAGAAGGTGCCTTCATCCCCCGCACACGCGCGAGTTGCGACAGAGTAAGGAGGGGCGAAAAATGGCCAGGAACGGCCTTCATCCCCCACACACGCGCGAGTTGCGACAGCTTGAGCGCATAGGAGGTATCCCCATGGCATGCCTTCATCCCCCGCACACGCGCGAGTTGCGACTGCAAAGTCCTGTTCATAATAACCCCATAAGTACCTTCATCCCCCGCACACGCGCGAGTTGCGACCCCTGACTGTGCGCAAGCCTAACGCGTATTCGTCCTTCATCCCCCGCACACGCGCGAGTTGCGACATCAGTGGAGCGCCATCCAGTGGCTCTATCTGGTGCCTTCATCCCCCGCACACGCGCGAGTTGCGACGAATTATCACGGGCTCTTTTTGTTTCAAACCTATCCTTCATCCCCCGCACACGCGCGAGTTGCGACGGGGAAAGTTATAAGGCCCTGCGGGGTTTCGCTCCTTCATCCCCCGCACACGCGCGAGTTGCGACCCGTTGCGGAGGGGGTCCTGGACGACTATGTGGTCCTTCATCCCCCGCACACGCGCGAGTTGCGACAAAGTCTAGCCTGTTCTTCTCTAAACTCTTTGTGCCTTCATCCCCCGCACACGCGCGAGTTGCGACTGCCCCCTTGATTCCTGGCCCCCGGAGCCGCTTCGTCGAGGCTTTTCCGCGAACCAGGCTCCTGTGGCCATCACCTCATACGAATTGTGCCGTATAAGATGAGCTTCTCCCGTAACGGCAGCAGGTTGGCCGCCGCGCGAACCTCCCGGGAAAAACGCGTCCACTTGGGGTTCGCGCCTGTCAAAGAACGTCGCCACTCGCGTCGTGGGCAGGAGTCGGGCGATCAGGACGTCTGCCATGCCAATGGCTCCGCTTATCGCCCCCCGGTGGTGAAATCCACCGCAGGATCGCAGTCAACGGCGTTATGCCTCCTGCGCACCCTCCCAGAGCTGATCCATTTCGCCCAGGGCGTCAGGTTCAGACTCGATATATCCGTGCAGTAGCACATCCCCAGTCGCGAGGGCAATATTACGAGCGGCATTATAGTCGGCATTCACCGGCCGCTTTCCCTCGCCGCATTTTTCGCAAACGAACTTCTCTTGCGACTTTCTATTGCCTTTGGAGATATGACCACATTCACTGCATCGCTTGCTTGTATTTCGAGGATTGATCTTCACGATCCCTATCCCCATTTCCTTGGCCTTATAAGAAAGAAGCTCGAAAAACTTGCTCGGCACCCACAACAATCGTCGAAATTCGCTTTCGACATCTCTTTGGCGCAAACTGGACAAGTCTTCCATGTGGATTGTGCCGCAGCCATGCTGCACACAAAACTTGATAACCTTACGTGTGAGCGCGTGATAGTAGGTTTGAATCCAGTTGTCTTCTTTTTCGGAACGCCGCCAGTTTTTCGTCTTGGAGTAAAGACCGGCGCGGGATTGCAAGCGACGTCGCTCGGCGCGAAACCGCGACCGGGCGGCCCAGACATCTTTCCCCTCGCCCAGATAGGCGCGCTGCGGTCCGAAATTAACCGCGCATACCGCCGGGATCACCGCGCCGAGGTCGATACCGCAAACGCGCGCGGGATCCAGTTCCGGCTGGATGGCATCGAAGCTGTAGGGGAGCAGCGCCACCAGCCCCTTCTTGCCCATTTGGATCTGGCCGTCGGACAGTTTGTACTCGCCGTTGACGATACGCTGCACGATTTCCACCGCACCCTGATCACGCCAGGAGAAACAGGACACAAGGGTCAGCTTGCGACGTTGTTTTTCGATCGCGATGGGGCCGTCATGCACCTCGGCAATCAACTCGTCGCTCAGCCAGCTTGCCCCAAAACCCTGGGGGTCGATGCAAAATTGCTTGGTACCGTTTCGCTCGACGACGGCAATCTTGGTGCCGGTATGCCGGAAGGGAACAAAGAGCGAGCGATACGTGGGGAGGCTTTTGCGTCCTGCCCAGGCATCCTTGTTGGTATTCCGATATGTTTTGACTGCGAAGTTCCGCTCCAGGGTGGCCATGTTGCCAGCTGGCAGGTATTTTCGTTTTTCGGCTAAATGGCGATAAATTGTCGTATCAAGTGCGATCTGCTTTCCAGTCTCCGCATCAATTTGATTTGGAATATTTTCCAATCCATAGGCAATGGCATAGCGAATAGCGAGATTCCCAAGATACCGTGCTTCATTCATTACTTTGTCGAACGCACGATACTTGATCTTTCGAAGGATCTCATCAGATTCATCGATCACTAGAGGAATTTTTACTACTTTTGTAATAGCCATATCCTCTCACCATCACAGCTATTGAATTCGATGACGTTGAAAGCCTTTCCCTACATTCTTCAGATGTATATCTTAGAAAAAATTCACACCTTCATATTTAAGCAGTCCAAACAAGTTGGTGATTGCAAAACAGTCACACATATTTCAAAGAAGAGACAGCTCAACAGAGTTACTAAAGTCTCGCGCCTGAAGACAATGCTCTTTGATAAAATCCCAATTCTCGGTAATAGTAGACCTATTAACTTTGTATTTTTGAGTATTCTTTTTAAACTTTCCATCCTTTGTACCAACGAGGCGTTGGCGTGAAGGCATCCCATGTAGATATTGATAAATTTTATCATAAAATTCTATATCGTTAAGGATACTTCTGTCATTTTTCCCAAAAACTCCAACAGCAACCCAACTCTCCGTGCAAAAGCTTGGAATACATAAAACACTATGCGGATCAATTACCAGGGGCGACAACCAACCCTCGACTACTGCGACCAGTCTGTCGATTGTATCACAAATTGGCGGCCAGTTTATTTGACAAGGTAAATCGTTATTTGGATTGTCGGTAATATTCCCATCGCTATATTGAGATGTTGAGACATCCGCATCGAGATGGATTATGATGATATCGTACTCTGAAAGTAAGGGAGAGCTGGCAAGGGTTTCTCCCCCGGCAGCAGAAACCTGACGGCACCATCGATATACGCCGGGCCAGCCTCCACCAGTACACCCCATTGGTTCTTCTGGCTGAATGAGGTTAACTGTAAAACTTTCCGTTAGAATTGCATTTAATGCAGCTTCTATTATATAGAAATCTGTTATTCCTTCAGCAATAACTCCAATGGCTTTATCAGACATTGGGCACACCTCCAATGTGACCCATTGTCCAAAGACGCGATAACGGCCAGCTGTTTTCATTGCACAATTTCAACATCTCATCTGTTATCTTTATACGTTTTACTTGTGTGTGACCAAAGTTATTCCTATTTACAGCAAATAGACGGATATCGTCTGACTCCAGAGGAAGGCCATCTAACACCAATGGGTTATGCGACGTAAAAAGAATCTGTTGATCTTCCCAGTAATCAATTGTTAATTGACAAAAAGTTTTTACAACAGCCCTAATTAGACGTGGATTTAAGGCTTGATCTAGATTGTCAATGGCAAATATTGATGGAGCATTTTGCGAAAGTGCAAGAACTGCCAAAAAAATAACATATAAAGCTCCTTCACTTGCATCATAAGCTGTCAATGTATTTCTATTTGCATCCATAAATCTATCTGTAAACCTGATAATATATTTCGACCTAGGAACTGATGGAGATAGTAAACTGCTAGCAGACGACATTGTGTCAACGTTACTAAACCAATCCATAGTATAAAGCATTTCGTCTAAGTAGTCTTGAACCTCATCATTTTTCATTGCATACGATTGCAGCTCTCTCAAGGCCTCTGCCAGTCGACCGCCTGACAATCCAACAGGTGCTCTTTGTTGTAAATCAGGATTTGTTCCACGTAATGTGGGGGTGTTTGGACAATATATGGCATAATCATTAAGACTTTCTAACAGGGAAAAATCATAATTTGAACTTTCCATCTCTACCATTTTTAATGCAGCGAGACCTTGGTACTTGTTGTATTTCTTAGAGTCCCTAATACCGCGTGAAATAATAGATTCAGAATTTTGAGAAAAATTCTCTGTTTTGTAGCTCCAGGCCAATTGAGGATCCGTTAATGGGTTATTAAGAGCAATAGAATATGATACCATTTTTGATCTTGCTAAAAAAAATATATGCGGAGGCGTTCTAATATTCTTAAAAGAAGATTTATAAAGCCTCGGGAGTCCAGGCCTTACACCACGCCGCATGAGCGATTCGTCATCGACTTTGCCTGAGGCAGCGGCTGACATAACACCAATTGCCTCAAGTATATTACTTTTCCCGCTCCCATTGGCACCGATGAAGACATTGACCTTTCCAAGATCAATAGACACATCGGACAAAGATTTAAAGCCGACAATCTTAATTTTATCTATCATACATATCCCATGCAGCTCGAGTTGCTTTAAAAAGTCCGTTGCACATTACTTTGTTGGCTCAAACCAACACCATCGTCGTCCTGTCTCAGTGCATCGGCTCTTTAGATGTCTTTCCCGAAGTCAGTCCTGGACTCATGGACGTTATTATATCCAGGATCGGCCGGAGACTCGGCGGTCTTGTAGGTACTTTTTGGGGCGCGGGTTTTGCCCATGGCGATGGCTTCGATGCCATCGATGATCCGTTCGGGTGCCGCGCCCAACTCCTGCATGGTCCGCTTGTACGTGAGCATCTCTCGCTGGGCTGGAGTGAGGTTATCGTCAACTTCCGCCAGAGGGAGTCCATGTCTTGTCTCCCCTACCCCAAGCATTTCCCCTTCACCTGTTAATATCCATTTGGGATTTATAGTAAAAATATGGACCAAGCTTGCAAGCATGCTGGGCTTGGGTTCGTTTCTCCCCTGAGTATAGTTCGACATAGCTTGTTTTGAAATTCCAAGACGTTGGGCGAGCTCTTGTTCCTGCAAACCAAAGTGATGAGCAATTTGTTTCAATCGCCCAGCCAATGACTGTCGGAAATTTTGGTCAACACTATCCATGATTTTTGTTGACTGAGTCTCGTAAAATTTCTAAGCCAAAAAACAAGCGAACCACTACGCGCCCCTATTCCACGACTGGATGGCGTCAACCCGCAGGAGAGGAGCAACCATGACCACCACCCGTCTGTTGGCTGAACAGATCCTCGGCATTGAAAACCTCATGAAACTCGACGTTGCCGGCATCGGCGTCTTCTCCAGGGACCGGCAGCGCGCCAAGCAAGCCTTCTTCCGCGCCGTCACAGCCGAAAATCAGGCGTTGCACGGCATCATCGCCGATACCCTAGCGACGCTCCCATTCCGCCAGCGACTCCGGCTCATGCACCGTGCCCTGGCTATCCCAAGCGTCGAATGTCGTTGCACACATGAAGACATCGTCCGCCGCCGACTCCGGCGAATGGTACGAGCCAAGCGCTTCGTCGTTCATGCAAAGCACCCAGCGGCCGGCATCGGGCCGGATGCTGAAGGTTCCGAATCGGGTTCGGTAGATGAACATCATGGCGTTGTTGCCTCAGCGTGGAGGGCAACGGATTCTTCCCCGAACCTGTCCCAGAAACCGGGCCAGATGGCACGGTTCTGGTCACGCCTGCGGGTTTTCCCGTTCGGTGTCCAACACAATTTATCCAATCTCCCTGCAGAGTTGCGTGAGTTCTTCCTTCGCGGAGTCCGTGAGTTGAAACGCCAGCGTGCCGACGCCGGTGTTCAATAGAAGTAGATCGCCATCAGCTGCACGACGGATGCCAACAATTTCAACAGGTTGCTGCATCTGGCGCTCGATAGATAGCGCTTGCGATTCAACAACCTCGTCCAAAGGGAGTTGCTTTGCTGCTTCAACGGCAGAGCCGAGGATCGCCATGAACACGCCGTGGATTTCAAGAGTCGGCAGAAAGAAGCCGATCCGAGTGTCTTCTGCAATTACGCCGAACTGTGTCCAGTTCGGGTCTTCCCCAGGAGCAACTCCAATGCTTGAAGCATAATGGACCCCAAGATTTTTCACTGTGCTTCTCCTGCAGCCACCCAAGGGGATGCCTCGGAAATTGCGGGCACCAAGTTGAGAGGTTTTCCGATGAACGGATTAAGCGAAAAAGTACGCAACAATAACAAGGCCCGTCAAGTACGCCTGCGGATCTTCCTGCTCGAAAATGGCATTGAATCCCGGGAACTGGCGAGAAAACGCGGCCTGTCCCCGGGCGCGATGGGGGATGTTTTGTCCGGCCGCAGGCCCAAGCGCGAACATATCGAATGGCTCATCGCCCAGGGGATACCGGGCGACCTGTTGCCTGAGCCGGCCGTGCCCCAAAAACGCGGCCCCAAACCCAGAACCGACCACCCGGCCCTGTAGGGCGGCCAGCATCCCTGGCTAGCCCGTTTTTGCGGCCCAAGCCACGCAAAACCGACAGGAGAATCAGCATGCCACGCCACGAGTACCCGTCCCTCACCCCGATCCTGCACGCGCTCGTCAAACGCGCGCCGTCAGGCATCGGCGCGCAAACCATCGCCAACATGCTGGGCTGGCATTACCCGACCATGATGTCCGAGCTGTCCGGCCAGCCCGGGCACAAGTGCGGCGTGGACCGGCTGTTGCCGGTGATGGACATCACGGACTCGGACGAGCCCCTGCACTTCCTGGCCAGGGAGATGGGCGGCGTGTTCGTGCGCCTGCCCAGCATCGAGGACGGCGACGACCCGGTGCAGCAGCAGTGCCTTGTGGCGGTCAAGGAGTTCGGGGAGCTGATCGCGGCCTGCGCCGATGCCCTGGCCGATAACACCATCAAGCCGGACGAGCGCATCCGTATCCGACGCGAAGGCTACGAAGCCGTGGCCGCCATCATGGCCCTGCTCAAGCTGGTGGAGGCGGACTGATGGACGGGGGGCGCGCCGACAAAATTTCCGATCACGCCCGGGCCGTACCGGGCCCAGGCCAAGGAGGCCGCATGAGCACCAATACCGTTGCCTACAAGGCCGCTAAGCTGCGCCTTGATCTGGCCCAGGCCTGCCTGGATGCGGACCACTATGCGATCTCGCTCCGGGCTGCGCTCGATGCCGGCCTGCCCAGCGTGGTTGTCACCTCTGGTCCCGCGATGGGATCCACCGAGGCCATGATGCGCGAGTGCCTGCGCCTGGTCGGCAGCCTGGAGGTGGCGCAACACGCCTTGCAATGTCTCGAGGCGATGGGGGCGCAGGCATGATCACCATCGAATCCGTGCAAAATGGCGTGTTGCTCGACGCCGGCGGCCGCCGCATGGTGTACGAGCTGCGTCCCGGGCGGCGTACGCAGGCCGTACATGACCTGCTGGCCGCAGTGGCCACCGAATTGGCCTCCGGAATCGAGGTCCGTATTGAGGTCCTGGACCCGCGTGGCCAGGATGAGCCTATCACCATCCGCCCGCAGAAACGGTCCCTCAACGCTGACGATATCGAGGCCGAGTACGGCATCCCGGCCCGGACTCTGGAGGATTGGCGAGCGTCGGGCAAGGGCCCACCCTACCTCAAGCCGGGCAAGCGCGTGATCTACCTGCGCGAGGATTTCGAGGATTTCTTGCGCGCGCACATCGTCGCGACAACGGGCAGGGGCTAGTCGCCATGGTCTGGATCGAGCAGCGCGTCATCGATGATCTGCAGTTTCGACCGGCCGCCGCCCGGGATGAGGTGGGCATAGCGCAACGTCATTTCGATGCGTTTGTGCCGCATCATCTCCATGAGTTCATGCAGCGTGACCTGCCCGGACTGGGCCAGCCAGCTGGCGAAGGTGTGACGCAGGGTGTGGAACCGGACGCGCCGGCGTTTGTCCGTGACCCCGTCGTTAAGGCCCAGCTCTCGGACTACGCGGTCAAATGTGCTGCTGATGCCCCACATGATCTGCCCGCCGTTTTCGTCCTGGAACAGGTACTCATGGGGTTGCCGCCGATAACCAGCCAGGATCCGCATGATGTCCGCCGGCGCCGGCACGGACTGGGGTTCGCCGCCCTTGGCCCGGATATGGATGATGCGACCGGCGCAGTCCAGGTCCTGGCCGGTTATGCCGAAGATTTCCGTGGCTCGCAGCCCCGTCTTGAGCGAAAGCAAGGCCATGTCGTGCACTTGCTGAGATCGCCGGGCAAGCGCGACGAGCAGGTCGCGTGCCTCACGCCTGGTCAGGTAACGCGTAGCCTGGTTGTCCGCTCGCGGGAGCTTGAACGGACCATGCCGTTTCACGGCGAAAGGATTCTCCCCCTTCCACAGCTCCAGCTCGATGGCATGGTTGACGGCTCGACGCAGCAGCCCGAAACAATGGCGCACAGTTTGCGCCGCCATCTTGCGTCGCAGGGCCGCCTTGACGTCCCAGAGCATTTGCAGTGTGACGGCATCAATTGGGACAGCCTCGAACTTCGAGGCGAGATGCAGGCCATAGCGGGCGCGTTCCGGGTCCACGCGCTTGCCTTCCCCTTCGGCCCAGCTGAGATAGCGCGCGACCATGTTACCGACGGTCATGCACGCCGCCGGAGCCTCCTCGTGGTTTGCCCTTACGGAGTCGTCTGCCTTGCCCGTGAGCAACCGAGCGCGGGCATCAACACCGTCGGTGGGCCGGACGCCGTCGGAATGCCAACCGACGGTGTGCCAGCGGACCTTTCCCTCGCTGTCCCGGTACCACACGACATAGCACCGATCCGCTCCGTAGGAGCACTTTCGGGTGGGGCTCTCCCGGTAGAAGACGCCTGTGTATCGCGTTTTGATGTACTTCCCGGCCAT